CCGCATACATATGGTATGTGGATGGTTCCCCCGGATATCGGCGTTGAAGTAATTGTATTGTTTATAGCAGGAGACCCTCTAAAAGGATATTGGTTAGCTTGTGTTAACTCAGCAATAAACAGACACATGTTACCCGGTTTAGCTAGTTCTACCCACATCGATTCCTCGTCTGCAAGTGCAGATGTTAAGAAAGCTATTACTCCGGGATTTCAATATCCTGTGTCGGAATTTAATATTAACGACCCAAACGTAGATCGTACTAGATTTGCAACACAGTCTAAACCGATACACGAAGAACAATTTCGTCGACTAGTAGTACAAGGGCTAGATAGAGATAATACTCGCGGCACTATTACAAGTAGTAGCCAACGCGAAAGTCCGAGTAATGTATTTGGTATTAGTACCCCGGGCCGTCCGTATAAAAATGACCCAGCCGACGATCCAAATTTTGCAGCTAAAGTTGCTGCTGGCACGTTGACAGAGGATGATTATGCAGTAACTACTCGCAGAGGTGGCCACACATTTGTTATGGATGATGGTAGTGTTGCAGGAGTTGACCAATTAATTAGATTACGTACTGCAAATGGCCATCAAATAATCATGCACGATAGCGATAATACAATGTATATTGCAAATGCAGAAGGCAAAGTGTGGCTTGAATTGGGACCGGAGGGCAGACTTGACATTTTTGCAGCAGGTGGATTTAATCTCAGAACACAGGGTTCTATCGAGATGCATGCTGATAAAAATATTACTATAAACGCTGGCGGCAAGTTTAGTGTACGTGCCGAAAATGCAATGCAATTTGATGCGGCAAAATTCAATGTACTTACGGGCGGCGGCGGGATAAATTTACAAACCACCGGAAAATTTGACGTTAAAACTGGCGGAAATTTTAACGTAGATACAGCCGGCCAAATATCATTGAAGGCTGGTTCCAAAATAATCGAAGATGCAGGCAGTTTATCAATGTTAACAGATAAAGGAGTTGATGTCACTGCACTTAAAATGATTCCGCTAAATTCACATCCTGACACATTAGCAGATCCTGACACTGGGTTATATAAAAATATCGCTGGCAAAATTAGTTCTATTGTATCAATTGCACCAGGACACGAACCATTTTATATGCGCAACCAATCGCCCCCTGGTGAGCCAGAAACTGCTAAAATTATGCCGCGACAATCCTATTCTGGAAATAACGATGCAACTAAAGATGGCGGCAGTGGAGTTACTAATCAAGTAACCGATGCCGATATTAGAAACGTAAAACTAGCAACAGACACAATTGGTACATTAACTAAAGAAGAGACCACAGCATTATTGGCACAACTTGCTAAAAGTGAGAGCGGTGGATTTGATCCTAAGAAATTTCCAGACCAATATCATGTAATAAATGGGCTAGGGTTTGCTGGAAAATATCAATTTGGTACAGGAGCACTACAAGATATTGGGTATATTAAAAAAGGCTATTCGCCAAATGATAACTCGGTTTTAACTAACCCCAATGCCTGGACAGGTAAAGGTGGCATTCACAATATCCAAGAATATTATAAAGCACAAGATACACAAGAAACGATGGCGTTGGAATATCAACAACTAAGCTACACTAGATTAGTATCTAATGGTGTACTTACTAAAGATGATACACCGGGCGAAGTTGGTGGAATAATGCAAGTTGCCTGGTTTGGTGTAGGTAATGCTCAAAAGTGGAGAGCAAAGGAAATTCCCGATAATTACCAAGGCAATCCGTACCGCGAGTACTATAATAGAGGCAAGTATGCAGTTACCCAAATGGCGCCCAAAGTTGCAGAGATACAAGCAGGATAAATATTAATATGGCTAACATGTATAGAGGATTCAGTACCATTGGAAGATCGAGAAAGTTTCGATTGACAGACGCCGCACTGGTGAAACAAGATTTAATTAATCACTTTAACATACGTAAAGGTGAGAAGTTAATGAATCCAAATTTTGGCACTATTATCTGGAATGTGTTATATGACCCATTGACAGAAGACCTTAAAGCCATTATAATAGCTGATGTAAATCAAATTGTTAGCTACGACCCACGAATTAGTGTTGATAGCGTAGTAATAACCGAGTACGAACAAGGGCTACAATTAGCCTTAACTGTGCGTTATTTGCAAACAAATCAAACTAGCGCAATGAATCTACAATTCAATAATCAAACTAAATCACTTACTGCCGTTTAATTAAATACGTACTTTTTCCTTAAATAAATACATTATAACAGGGAATTAGTATGGCTATTACCACAAGACAAACCAGTTTATTAGTTGCTGAAGATTGGACTAAGATCTATCAAACCTTCCGTAATGCGGACTTTCAAAGCTACGATTACGAAACACTTCGTAAGTCAATGATTGATTATTTGCGTTTATACTATCCAGAAGACTTTAACGACTTTACAGAAAGTTCTGAGTTCATTGCACTTATTGATCTGATTGCTTTTATGGGACAAAGTCTTGCATTCCGTACAGACTTAAATGCTCGTGAAAACTTCATTGATACAGCACAACGTCGCGACAGTGTATTTAAACTTGCACGTCTTATTAGTTACGTTCCTAAACGCAATATCGCATCATCGGGTTATTTAAAGATTGATGGCATTAGCACAACTGAATCAGTATACGATAGTAACGGATTAAATCTTGCTGGGTTAGTTATTAGCTGGGCAGATAGTGGTAATGACAATTGGTTAGAGCAATTTACAACGATACTTAACGCAAGTCTGACTTCTAGTCAAGTAGTAGGAAAACCAGGAAACAGCCAACTTATTAACGGAATCACAACAAGTGAATATCAAATAAATTTAGTTTCTAATATTATTGCAACTTATAGATATCGTGCTGCAATCGAAGGTGCGCAAACAACATTTGAAGTAGTTAGTCCAACAAGCAGTGGCCAAACATATATCTACGAAGCTAGCCCTCGTCCATCTCAGGCATTTAACATATTATACAGAAATGATAACTTAGGTAATGCATCTGCTAATACTGGATTCTTCTTATACTTTAAACAAGGTGAATTACAAAGTATCGACTTTAATTTTGCAGAAAGTATTCCTAATAGAGTGCATAGTATAAACACTAACAATATTAATAATACCGATGTATGGTTATATAGTTTAGATACAAACGGACAACCAAGCGTAGCATGGGCACCAGTGCCGGCTGTTGGTGTGTCTAATGTTATATATAATAAACAGGCAAATAAAAACATATATCAAGTAAACACTCGTGCAGGTGATCAAATTGATTTAATATTTGGCGATGGTTCGTTTGCTAATATTCCACAAGGTAATTATAGATTATATTACAGAACTAGTAACGGGGCAAATTATAAAATCACGCCAGACGAAATGCAACATATTGTTATCCCTGTTAATTACACTAGCCGTTCTGGTAGAATAGAAACAATCAATATTACTGCAAGTTTACAATACACTGTAGCAAATGCAAGTCCTCGTGAAACCATCGAGGAAATTAGACAAAAAGCACCACAACAATATTACACACGTGATCGTATGGTTACAGGTGAGGATTACAATATTCTTCCTTATACATTGTTTAGTAATGTGCTTAAAGTTAAAGCAGTTAATCGTACATCGTCTGGGGTAAGTCGTTACTTAGATGTTATCGATACAACTGGAAAATATTCTAGTACTAATATTTTTGCAAGTGACGGATACCTCTATAGAGATGAAACTCAAAATACATTCTCATTTGAATTTGTAACTCGTAACGATATCTATAGAACTATATACAATAATATCACTCCGCTAGTAACATCACAGGAAATGTTACAATATTTTTATGCATTTTATTTTAAATCTCCGTTATTATTGCCCGATGTCAGATGGGTTCATGCAACGACTGCGGCAAACAGTTCAACTGGATATTTTGTTGATAGCTTAGGTAAAATACTTCAAGTCGGTGATACAGTTAGTAATAACAATTCATACATTAAACCAGGCGCCATTATTAAATTTTCTGCTGGTAGTGGTCAATACTTTGATGCAAGAAATATTATCCAAGTCGGAACGCCGATTAAATCGGGTGATAAATTATATTTGTATGTTGCTGTGGACACAGTATTAGCTGATGGAACAAATGCCGGCCAAGGTAAATTGGCCAATGGAACAGGCCCTATTACAGTCGGTGGCAATGTGCCAACTGATGCAATTGCGGATTCAGTTTATGCTACATTTAATAATAAATTTTCAACTACACTAGTGGAATCAATTGTAGCATACACACAAGCATACGAAGATTTTGGTATTCGTTATGATATTGATCTGAATGTATGGGTATTAATTGAACCACAAAATTTAAATATTGGTGAATTTGATTTACAATATGCTGGAAATACTAGCGGCACACAACTTGATTCGAGTTGGATGATCTATTTTAAAACAGTTGGGCAAACATACACAGTAACCTACCGCGGATTAAATTACATATTCGAAAGTGTTAATGAAACAAATTTCTACTTTGATAATACTGTAAAAATTTATGATCCAAAAACAGGAATTACATTACATGATCAAATTAAAGTATTAAAAATAAATTCTAACCCCAATGATTCGTATCCACAAGCGTTAGATTATACTTGGTATATTCATAAAAATATTGTTGACGTCGACGGGTATTCGAACCCTAATAGAATTTCAATAACATTCCCAGATTCAAACAATGATGGCATACCAGATAACCCAGAGTTATTTGATCTTATAGTTTCGCCGTATACATATCCCGAATCTAAATATGTATATTTTAAAGCAACTGATGGGTACGATAATTTTACTAATCAAATTCCGGTAAGTAGTGAGTTAATTATATCAACGTATGCAACTAAGTTATTGATAGAAGAAGATAAGACGCTGTATCAAGCAGATCAGTTATTCTACGTACCATTAACTAACCAATATTTTCAATTGGCTATTAGTAGTGCTAATGTGTATACATTGAATGAGGTTACTGGATATACTTCTAAAATTGGTAGACAAGATTTATATTTCCAATATAGACATAATAGTCCGAACTATCGTCGAATTGACCCAAGTCCAAATAACATCATTGATTTATATATGTTAACTAAACAATACGCGGCTGATTATATGTCATGGATTAGAGATTCGTCGGGCGCAACCATTGAACCTACTCGTCCGACATCGGCAGTGTTAGGTGCAGATTTTGCAAGTTTAGAAAAATACAAAAGTGTTAGTGATACAATTATCTATAATCCTGCTAAGTTTAAACCAATATTTGGATCAAAAGCACCAGTATCATTGCAAGCAACATTTAAGGTTGTAAAAAATTCAGCTGTTATTGTTAGTGATAATGATATTAAGACTAGTGTAATTACTGCTATTAATAATTACTTTGATGTTACGAACTGGGACTTTGGTGAAACGTTTTACTTTAGTGAATTAAGTGCATATTTACATAGTGTACTTGCTCCAAATATTGCAAGTATAACTATTGTGCCGTCAGACGAAACAAGCCCGTTTGGTAGTTTGTTACAAATCAATGCAGAATACAATGAAATCATTACAAGTGCAGCAACAGTAGATAATATACAGGTAATTAGTGCAATTACTGCGGCACAAATCAACCAAACTGTTCTGGCTTAAATACTATATAACACTGAGAAATGACAATGGCATCTAGAAAAACCCTTAAATTTTTACCAACAATATTCCAAACAGATACGAATAGTAAATTCTTGTCGGCGACATTAGATCAATTAATTGCCGAACCCGAATTAAAAACTATACATGGATATATAGGTAGAAAATTTGCGCCAACATATAAAAATAAAGATAGTTACTTAGTTGAAAGTTTAACTGAACGCCAAAATTATCAACTTGAACCAAGTATAGTTGCTCGTGATGACCAACAAAATATTACATTCTTTGCTAGTTATATTGACTTATTAAATAAAATAGATTACTATGGTGGCATAACAACTGATCACAGTCGATTATTTGCTTCGGAATATTACTCATTTAATCCGCAAATTTCGTACGATAAGTTTATTAACTTTACACAATATTTCTGGTTACCAAACGGTCCTGATTCAGTTGATGTATATACCGGTAGTGTACCACTAACTGATACTATCACAGTACACAGAGATAGTACTACAAATAAATATCGATTTGAGTCCACAGGGCGCAATAACGGTACCTTAATATTAGCCCGCGGCGGAGTGTATACCTTTGAAGTTAATCAACCCGGGCATCCATTTTGGATTCAGACTGAATTAGGAATCGACGG